TCTAGCCTCAGTGAGCGTTCAGCCTCTTGCCGTGCGTGCTCTTGTGCCCGCGTGGCGTCAGCGTGCCGTTGCACCATCAATTGATAGTAGCTTTTGTGCAGTGCCTTGGCTTGGCGATCGTTCAAGCCCGCCTGGTGCACTGTTGTTCTGAAATAATCTTCACCGGCTGTATCGTGTTCCATGCCTTGAGGCATTTCGATTTGCTCGAATTCATAGCCGGTCGGCTCTTCAGGACGTCCGAGCTTCGTATAAACCGTGTCCCAATCTTCATCTGTTTTCGGCGCAGGGATGTTGTCGCCCATCTGCCGCTCAAGATTGACGTAGCTTGATGCTAGCGCTTCTGTGGTCGAAAACTTCTCCAAAGCCGCTTGGCCCTGAAGTTCAACTGGAAGGCTCGCGCGCCAATCATCGCCATCGTACTGCGGTGCCGGCTGCTCCATACCCGGAATGCCGCCAGCCTCAACCATACCGGGGTTGATGCCTGCATCTTGTGCAAGCCCTTCCGTGAGTAGTGTTCCGCCGCCTGCATCAACGTCGCTCATCATTTAGCCTCATGAGATTATCTAAGATGTTGAAATCACTCTGCGCAGATTGCACAAAGTCGGTTGGTTGCAAGCTCAACATATGAACGATATGCAAAGCCAATTGCCGCTTGCCTTCTTCTCTCGCTGCCTCGATTGGATCGACTGTCGCAATCGGGCTGTAGAGATTGGCTTGTGCGAAGATGTCGGCAAAGACCGCTTGGCCGTCCGGATCGTTGTAGATGCCCTGATATTTCTCAGACATCACCTTGTCATGCAGCGTTGGCACCGGCCATACCTCCGACAAGCTCCTGAATCTGAGCGGGATCAATGTTCATTTGCTCGGCAATCGCCCCGACTTGACCTTGCACATTGGGATCAGCTGCCGCCTGTGGCGCAGCGCCCATCAATGCCTGTAGATCGACGCCACCTGATTGAGCTGCATTCGCCATCGTGGCCATGGCATCCGCCCCTTGTGCTGCCATCTCAACACCTGGTTTCATGGCTTGCATCTGGCGCATTTGCGCCTCTTGCTGCTGACGCTCTTCTAGCTCATCATCTGGCCTCAACACATCCGGATCGTTATTCCAGACTTCAAACCACAGCTTGCGATAGAGCTTATCGAGATCCGTGTTGCGATCGATCACAGCTAATCCAGGCTCGTTCATCTGAGCGAACATGCCCAGAACCTGATTGATACCGCGCATTGAGCTTTGCTTTTGGACGTTGGCCAGCGGTGACACGTACTCCACCGTGAATTGCTGATTGCCGGCATTCTCTGGCGGTTCTGGTAGCTCTTGCTTGCGGTTGAGCATGCCGTACACGCGATCAATCAAGCGTCCGAGTAGTTCACCCTCGAGACGTCCAACAAGCGGCCCCATGAGCCTCATACGCTCTTGTTGTCGTTGCTCTACTTCATAGGCGGTCTGTTCGCGGGACGATTGGTATGTTTGAACCACATCAACATAGAAGCTCTGTCGGATCCGATCGCGTATGCCTTCCATGGCTTCATTCACAAACTGGATGCCTTGCAAGCTGACTGGATGTTGCTGAATTTGCCGATCACCGCGATAGTAGTTAATTCCACCTGGGATGGTTCGGACTGGCCCTTGATATCCCTCGTCTGGTAGCCACAACGGCGGGTCAATTGCCTTCTGTAGCGCCTTGATCATCGCCAGCATCATGCTGTTGAGCATTTTGATATCTGGCAATGCTTCCATTGCTGGTGATCGGCCATACGTCTCGCCGGCATACAGCGACCATCTCGGCACTAGGTAAGGGAATTCCGGAAAGCCTGACTCACTGAGCTTGTGCAGTCCGTCTTCTTCAAAATAACAAGAGCCATAAGGCATCTGAGACGGCGCTTTGACGTTGGGATCTCTGAATTCACGCGGATAAACCGCATGGATCACCCAGACTTTATCTTCGAACTTTTTATTATTGATCTTGTCCTGGATCTTATAGGACAGTTCCCAACCACGATGCTTGGCGAGCATCATCAGTTGCCCGACGCTGTATTCAGTCCGCCTGAATAGCTTATCGACAACGCGTTCCTCATTGTGAGCAATAAAGCATTCGGCTAGTGGTCTGGCATCGGTAAGGATCTGGCCTTGACGCGTCTCACCAACGAACATCACCGCCGTTCCAAATGACGCTAGGTCGAGATAGGTTTCATGCAGGGACGTTGCAAAGTTGGTGCCTGGTGCGTACAGCTTGGCCCACATGATGTCCTCAACGTTCGATAGATAAGACTTGATCTCATCATCTTCGTTGTACACATCGTCTGTCATGCGGAGCGAGAACCACTTTGCAGCCGGGTTTGTTGCCAGGCCATGCAGTGCAGCTGCAAGCAGTTGGTTTGAGTGAATAGCAGTCGAGTCATAAACCCGCTGCATACGCTTTTCACCCTCGGTACGATAACCAACAAAGTCAACCTTGCGAGGCTGCACATACTCGGCAATCTCTTGCCAATGTTGCTCCCAATTCGTGCGCCGTTCGCCTCTCACATCCTCAAATTGTCGTTTCAGATCCATGATGGCTTTATCAGCCGCCGCGTTATCCAAGTGTTGGCCTCACTGAAGGCGTTGCGCCTAAGCTATCTTGATCGCTGACAAGTGTTGAGGCTAAGCCAGAACGTTGCTGTAGTGATGCACGTCGCTGAGCATCCCTGTTTGTGTCTAGCTCGCTATCACGCGCCGTTGGCTCTCTGGGCGGCGGCTCTGGCTCTGGTGGTGGTGGTGCCGGCGCTGGTGCCGGTGTAGACTTAGATCCGCACATTGTTATTATCTCCCACCTGGATCACCAAGCTCTGAACCGAATGTTCCGCTGTCATTGCGAAGCGCATCCAATCGCTGCTGCTCAACCTGGTTGCCACGCTCGGTTGCTAGAGCTTCGCGCTCGGCGTCCGATTGAGGTCCGCCGTTTTCTGGTGCTGGCCAGTAGTGATCTTTGACGATTGGCTCTTGTTGTCCGCCGCCTTTTGATCCGCACATTGCTGCAAATCCCTCTGTTCTCGGCGCTCTTTCAGTAAAGCCCGCGTCAATTCGTTAACCTTCACCCGCCTAACTCCGAACCGAATGTGTTGTTTGTCGTGCCTGATGTTGACGAGTTGATCGCCGCAACCTTTTGTTGCTGGTTGGGATCGGTCAAATCGCTCGTTGGCTCTGTATTCGTGTCTTCTGGTGGTGGTTCGGTGTAGTGGTTATGCGTTATTGGCGCTGGATTAGATTTCTTGCCACCCATGCACATAGTTAGCCTCCGAATGTCTGATAGCCGTTATTCGGCTCGCTAGGATCTGTGGTTGATAGGACGTTAACAGCGCTCTTACGTTGAGCCAGCTTGGCGCTATCTTGCTGTTGCACGTCATAGTCAAACTTAGTTGGCTCCGTTGCTGGTGGAGCTTCCGGAGCTGGTGGTGTAGGTGCTGGCGTTGATGATCCGCCGCCGCCGCCGCCAAAACACATTATTCTGCCGCCTCTATTAGTTCTGGATTAAGCAAGTCTTCACCTTCACGCCGTATCCAAACAAAGCGGAGATAATCGTCTCCGTTTTTCCCATAAGCAGATAAACGCTCCCCTTCTTCTCTCGCTCCCATAGCTCGGAGAAAAGCATGTGCGTCTGTATGATTGATATGGCTTTCACCCTCCAGTCGGTGAACCCCGTGCTCGTAACAGTAGTATTTGATTTTCTCACGTAGCCAGCGCATCATCGGGAACATAGAAGGCTTGCTTTCATCGGTCCCGAACATCCAGACTTCCCAAACGTTCGGCCATCGTTCAGCTAGACCACCAACCAGAACAGGAACACCGTCCTGCCAAGCTATCCGGCCCACGGCTGTACGCTCTTTGACTAGGTGAAACGTCTCATAGGCTAGGATGATCGGGCTATCATGTGGACGCTGGTTGAAGATCTCGATTGCATCCATTTCGCGTAAGTTTAAGCAGATCCGGTCTAGGGCGATTTGAGTTACGTCCTTGAGGATCACATCAGGCATGCGGATCATAGTCCAGTTCAGCCACGTACTCACGCTCGTATGCGGCGCGATAGCGTGGATCATCCACCTGAAACGGATCGTAATCCATGCCGAAAGCATGTTGCGCTCTGCGTGACGCCTTGTTGTAATCACCACCACCAAACGTCAGCAAGAACGCGTCAGCCCGGTTCGGTGACTTCACACCGCGCTTCTTGAGCTCATCTTTGCTTTCAACCTTGATCTTGCCGGTGCTTTCCATTTTGTACGTTGGAACGACAAGCTCACTCACTAGCGCATCGTCTCCGCACATTGAGACTTCCATGCTTTCGAACCACTCTCGGCCCTTCCACCATAGCTCATCGCGCAGTCGCATGTATCTCTGTCTGTCGGAGCTAGGTTGCTCACCAACATTAACACCACGAGCGGGAAGGCCGAGTTCAGTAAGGCGATCAACAACACCCGAACCCACACCGATGACGTCCACATTAATTGCAGCTGGGCGATCCTTGATTGGTGTCTCATGGTATTCACGTGTGACAATGCCCACTGTCTCCATCGTATCGACTTTGCGCCATTCCTTAGTGGGCTCAATCATGCGGTTTCCACGGCGCTTAGCGAGCGCTGTAGCGTCATCTCCGAACCTGGCCACATCCAGACCCCACACAGGCGAGTAATCGTCTTGTACGACCTCTCTGCGCTGTGCTGCCTCGATGAGCCCTAGATTGATCACTGCGTTGTCTTCTGACGTTGGGAATTCACCAAGGACGCGTATTCGATAAACGTTGGAGTCCTCACCGTATTCACGTGCGACTTGCTCGGCATACGCCTGATGATTTTCATGGCTGACCGTTGGACTAACGTCATTCGGGTTGAGGCAGTTGACGGCGTGGCAGCTAAATTGATCTCGATTACTGTGGAAGGCATTGAAAAAACGGCCACTAGTCCGCGTGGGGTTGCCACACATGATAGACATAGCATTTTTGCCAGTGAGCGCACCGCCTGCGGTTTCAAAGATGATATCATCAATGCCTGATGCTTCTTCGATTACGAATAACAGGTTGGGGCTATGGAAGCCTTGAAGCGCTTCCGGCTTCTCAGGTCGTGCAGTTCTCGCAACTGCGAATGCGCCTTCGGGATCGGACTTGATAGAAACACGCTCAACTGAGACTTCCACGGCGTTTCTGAGGAATGCGGGCAGTTTGGCGTGCCAGTTTCGGATTTCGGACCAGACGACATCTCGGAGCTGGTCTTGGCTGTTAGCTGTGACAGGAATCTTGCAAGGTCTTCTGAAGAGCAAGAACCACAAGATGACCCATGATTCAAAAGTTGTCTTGCCGACGCCATGGCCGCTTCTTACTGCGAGATGACGCTCTCCGTCAGCGATTGCTTGCAGTGCTCGCGCTTGCCATGGGTGCGGCTCAACCTTAAATGCCTCTGTCACGAAATGGTAAGGATTGGCTTTCCAGCGCTTGATTAGGTCGTTAGGTGACATGATACCCGCGCGCGTGCGTGGCGTGCTAAGAGTAATACACTTAAGTTATTAGG